CGCACTAACGGAGAACTCAAGCCAAAAGCCCCTTCTCATTGCACCGCACGCATCGGAGACGTTGACAAACTGAGCCGCGCAATCTTAGACAGTTGCACGGGCGTTTGCTTCGAAGATGATGCGACGGTGATTGCTCTTAATGCTCAAAAACGTTATGCAACCAGAAACGAAAAGCCCTCCGCCATCATTACCATTGCAGCCATTAGTTGAAGCGTTAGTTAACTTTCACAAGACTGTCCCGGCAATTAACAAAACAGCAAAAGCCCAATACGGAAACTTTGCTGATCTTGAGACTGTCCTTTCAACTGTGACTCCGCATTTGATCAAAAACAGCCTTGTAATTACACAGTTGTTTGAACCGAGCGAAGGCATTGATCCAATCCTTGTCACAAAGCTCTTGCACGTCAGCGGCGCTGAGCTTGTTAGCCGCTTGCCAATGGTTGTCGGCAAAGGCCGCAACCCTCTGCATGACTTTGGTGGATCTTGCACTTATCTCAAAAGATATGCCTTACTGGCCTTGCTTGGTCTCACAGCCGACATGGATGTTGACGGTGACTTTGCCGATTCCGCAGAGGCCAAACCAGCAAAAGCAGCGGCTAAGCCTGCAGCAAAGATTGAAGGCATTGCCGACAAAGATCAACCGCTATCAAAGGAAGATCGCGATCAATGCCTTGGTCTTATCAAAGAGCTGACTCCTGACAACCTTGCTCGATTTTGTTCGGACTTTCGACGGGACCATCATCTCGGGCCTAACGACAAGGTTGCCCCAGCCTTGACGGCCAAGCGTCATCAAGATTGGATGGATAAAAATTTAAAAAACTATAACTATGTCTGACGATGAAAAGACAGCACAAGCCAAGCGTGATGACGACCGGCGTCATCTGCACTTTCAAGTTCGGCTGGACACTGATCTAGCCATGTCGGTCCGGCACTTCATGAAGTCTCGGGGCTACAACCAAAACCAGGCGCTAAGCCTGATCATTTCTCAATTCTTTCGCAACCAAAAACCTAATGGCTGATTTCGTTCCGGCAACTACGCACCAAATCAAATGGTCGGTTAGTGAAAATCGCTTTGACACAGAAGGCAAGCAACCCAAGCAGTTGTCCTTATTTGTGACCAAGCAATCCATCCTTGAGCTTGCTTCTTACCTGCAAAAACTGGCTGGCGAGTCTGATCGCATCAAACCCGGCAAAGTATGGGATTTTGCCAAGAAGGAAGAGATTGAAGTCGAAGGCTTCTACCTAAACGGCAAAGGTCAAACTGGTCAATACGGTGATTTCGGCTCGATCAACCTGCAGCAGATCCCAAGCAAGACCACTGTTGATTTCTGATTAACTCAAGGGCACGGCTTACCACCGTGCCTATTCTTTTGACATGAGCAAGCCAACAATCCGTCAAGTTGATTTAGGAGACGGCAACGGACTTATTTGGGAAGTGGAGTGTCAGGGCATCATCCGGCGGCATTCGCAGCCATGGCAAGCAGAATGGCTTTACAACTACCTGACAAGCCTCTATAACTGCGACGAGACCAAACCTCAGCCTTTGAGTCATGGCCCCAGTGAACATGAACTGGACGACTCGTCCTCAAGATCAAATTGACGCAGCCAAAGCAAAAGTCAGGGACACGCTGCACGAATCCAACCCAAAGCTGACTGCATTAGAAAAAGCTTTTAGAGCGTCTGCACTCCGCCAGCGATCAAAGCATCCATCTCGGCAATGTGATTAACGGCTTGGTGCAACAGCTTGTTCTGGTGCCACTGTTGGCGCATCATGCCAGCGCATAGCTGCGTCATCGTATCGATGTCACCGCAGTCCTCAATCTGCCTAATACTAAGTTCGAGCGTTAATTGCTCTTCATAGCTTTCCTCAATAATCATCCACTTGAAGGGGTCGTAATGCTCGTTTTTCGGAGGCATAGGGCTCCTCTGTCTTAAAACGTATGTAATCACCTATAGCTGGAAATAACCAGTCCTGCACTGGTAAGCAAGCCTGCCAATTCACGGGTTGAACACAGTTCATCACGACTGTCGTCCAAAACGCGCTGATATAGCCCCAGTTCATCGATCAACAAATATTGCCCAGCCGCTTGCTTCGTTTTCGATCAGGAATCGTTGGTAGAAAGCAGGCCGCGACATCCTGATCCGCTCCCCTGATTTTTTGGTGTCATGCCCGCCACGCTCCATGTCTGGCAATCCCATCGGATCCATGGCAATAAATTCGTCTTTGTTGTATCCCACGATTACGCTCCAATGACCGCAGCCTTCTGTGTCACAAACGGCTGGCTTGCCCTTAGTAAAGTCGCCTTTGTGCAGCCAACCGACCAAAAGAGGACGGCCAGAATCGACTTCAATTTCAATATCTTCGACTCTTACGTTATTGCGAAAGTCAGCATCCAAACCAAGAGCCCTTAATGCAGCGACTTGAGAATGAACTTCGGTCGTGTCACCATGCTTCCTGCGAAATTGCCTATAAACGTCTTGGCTTTTAATCACTCGGTGGAACGCAGCAATCATTGCAGCGGCTGTATCAAAACATTCACGCGCTCCGTAGCCAGTAGGGCTGTCTAGCTGGTTGTAATACGGGACGCCATAAACCTCTTGAGTAATGCCGGTGGTTTTCCACGTCTGGAACCATTCCGCTTCCTCCTCCAGCAATGCCTTGTCAGCAATCGAATCTTCCAGCTCTTTGATCGCTGCCATTTGGTGCGGAGTTCCGCGAAACCACTTGAAAAAAGGCAGCAAACTCAACGACACAACGCTCGACAGCACAACTACTTGGATAATGCCGTAGAACATGGTGAGTGCCTAGCGGCAAAGCCAACGAAGAAGAAAGCGCCGCTACCAAACACGACGATCAAGACGCTGATCACAACAGCTAACACGGATGGCATAGGTCTATTTCTCTACCCTTTCGGTCGGAAATAGCAGGTTCTTTAAATACGTGCAAGCCACATCGTCTAGCTCGTTATCAGTCTGCTCGCTGACTTTGACCAGACAGTCAAGCAACAACTGTTTTACAGCCTTTGATTTGATGAATCCAAACAGAATTGGCTTTAGCAGTAAAACCATGGCATCACTGTGTGTGCGGAAAGTCTAATTCCTGTCTTGTATGCCTTCAAGCCTGGCCACGCTTCTTTCAACGTCACTAAGCCTGCCGAACAACTCAGCATGGAGCGCGGTTTGTTCTCGGCGTAAAAGATCGAGCTGGGAGCTTAAATTATCTACAGCACTTGTGAGGCGCACCAACGAGTCACGACCTTGCAAGCTTTCGCGGTTTGCGCTTTTAACCGCAAGGGCACCTGCCCCCACACTTGCCCCTGCTATAGCCGCCCAAACCTCTACCACACTTTTCGACCTAATTACCGCACATCATGGCAGAAGAACAGGCTAAGCAAGAACAGGGGCAAGAATCAGAATCAACGCCGTTGGCGGATTTCGTAAAACTTGCTGTCCTTACGTGGTCAATTGCAATGCTGACCCTTAACTACCTAGGCCACGTCAAGGCCATGGACCCGACTTTCCCAGCAAGTCTGTTGACTGGGACTCTTTCGTCGGTGGGGGTCAACATCAAACGCGCCAATGGCAAGAAAAAAGAAGACCCTACAATCAAGCCAGAAACCACTACGTCTAAGCCAAAATGAGGCGTTTTCTCTTTGTATCCTGCCTAACGTTTTTTGCGGTAAGTCCTGCTTCGGCGGACATAACGCACGCTATTAAGTCTTCAATTTCGCTAACTGTTGATGGAGCAGGATCAATCTCAACGCGCCAACCCAGCTCACTTGCAGTATCTGGCTCTAACGTCACTCTGGGTACTGCTCCTGCTTTGGGGACACTTACTTCCGGCACCGCTCTTGGTTACACTCCTGGTGTTTACAGTATTACTACTGCTGGTGACAGCTTTTCGTATACAGAATCGTACATAGAAGGCGATGACGTTCCAACTGTCCTCTCAACAACTGTTACTGCTGGTGTAGTCCCAGCGATGCCTATCTTTGGCAGCAACACTACAACTTCGGGCGGTGTAGCTGGCACTTTGGCTGGAACGCTTGCTACAGATGGTGCAATGACGATCGTAGCCGGTGGAGCTGGCACGACAGCAATTGGTCAAGTCATTCAAGAGCTAACTATTAGATGAAAATATTGCTGTTGTTGCTTTTAGCCGCCCCAGTGGCAGCCGTGCCAATTGTTCCTAACTTTCAACAAGGCACATTATCCAGTTCGACAAAAACAACGTCGAAAGTAATTGAAGTTATTAACTCATACGAATATCGGACGGGTTATGAATATACAGCTAGCGGCACAAATATAGAGCCTTCTGCAGGTCTCGCTCCACAAAGCTTGACGACAACAACTAACACGTTGAATGGTGTTTCAAGCAAATGGACTGGACTTGATCCTGCGTCAAGACCAACCTGGAACATCGTCAACAAAGGTGCTGCTTTTTCGTTTGTTGAAACGCTTCAAGGGCCAGGGCTTACAAATCACACGCTGATTAATCGAGAAACTGACATCGAATCGCTTACGGAGACCACCAGCACCTTTACCCAATGAAGCGTGTCTTAGCAGCTTTGCTGTTGCTTTCTGGTCCGGTCAATGCTCAGGTTTCAAGCACTGCCGCTCCAGTCGCAAACAGCAGTGGATCAGTCACAAATCAGGCTGTTCAGGTCGTACCAAGCAAGACGTTTGCCTCCGTTATCAATGGCGTTCAGTGTCAGGGCGCAACGCTCCACATCAACCCTTTCCTTAGTTCAACCACTGGCTGGTCTAATCCGTATGAACGCTATTACAACGAACCGGTTTACGACACTCTTGATTTAGTTGGTGCGACTGACCCAGAAGGTAATCCCGTCCCAGATGGCAGACCTGATAACCCAGGCAATATTTTGTTCCATAAACCAGTCAGAACAGGCCAGAAAACCAACTTCTCCGTTAATGGTGGCATCACTGCACAGATCTCAATCCCGTTAGACCGCAGTCATATCCGCACCTGTCGCAAAGCAGCAATAAAGCAAGTTGAGCTTATGGAAGCCAGCCTCGCTGATAAGCGCCTTAATTACGAAATAGCTAGGTTGCGTAACTGCGCTGACCTGATGAAAGAAGGCGTAATGTTTCACCCCAACTCGCCGTATAGCAAGATCTGTGCTGATGTCGTCTTAATCAATCCGCCTGGCGTGTTGCCGCCTCACATCCATTCAATACCTACTTCTTCAAAGAACGCTGAAACTTCCGACGCTGCCAGTCAGACTCAACAACAACCTTCTTCCCCAGCTTCTCCTTAATCTTCTTGATCGTCTTTTTTACAATAGGTTTGACAGCCTTCAGCAGAATATCTCCTAATGGCTTCGAAATGATGGCCGTTGTTGTTGCCACTGCCGCAATCGTTGCGGTCGTAATTACGACAGGGCCACCAGGTAAATAATTCCCGACAATTGTTGGCAGATTCAACGTGTCGAATTGTGTTTCGCATTTTCCATTAATCAATTTATAACCAGTAATAATCGCTGTCTGTTGCTTGTTTTTGGCTCCTATAGGTATTGCGTCTGGTGGCGGGCATGGCAGTTCTATGCCTACATTTGGGATGTCAGGCGTTGGAGGAACGTTTGGCGAAGGGGACTGCGCCGGTTGTTTCGAGGCAGCCGGTTTTTTCTCGGGTGTTGCTGTTGGCGGCTTAGCTTTCGTATAGGTCAGCGTGCCAGGCGTAAAATCCAGTGCAGCAGGAAACGATGGCATCGTTCCATCGCAAACCGTAAAATTGCCTTTTGGGTCATTGATATAAGCGTCTGGGTTGCCGGGCTGTGTATTTCTTGTCTCGACGCAGCCAGGTATGTTCGCAACCGGAAAGCCCAGCATTAACGTAATTGGTGGCTCAGACGGAATGCTTTGCGGCGGAATATTTCTCCAAGTTGGTATTTCTGGGACGCCAATACGCCCCACACCAATCTCAGGTATTTCAGGCACCTAATCAAAAAGGCAGCTTAGGCGTTTCGATAGCTGGCCCTGTTGATGTAGGTAGCTCAGGCAGTTCAGGCATCACGTCATCGATCTTGCCTGGCACCATGTCAGCCATCACTCCCGTCAATTCACCTTGAAGCTTTTCCATGTAGTGCTTTGTAATTGATGGGATGCGGCTGTAAAGCACCAACGACCCAACAACCATCGTTCCACTCATCAAGAACCCAAGGGCTCCGGCCAAATTAAAGAAGCGTTGCATGATCAAATGTGCAAAGGAAAGCCCCTTCCCTGGTGTGAGGACAGGAAAGAGGCAATAGATCTCCCTGTTGGAGACTAGCTCAGAACTTGTACTTGGCTCCCACTTTCAGGCCATAGCCTGCATCAACGTCTTCATACTTGGCGAACGAAACTTCGCCGTACATATCAACGTTGTCTGCAACAGAAGCAGATAAGCCGGTTTTACCGGAGAATCCAGTTTCAGCATCAGCGCCGTCAACCATAAGAATTGATGGGCCGCCCTGCAGGTAGAACGCACCAGACTCATATCCCACATGAGCGTCTAGCACTCCAGCAGTGAAATCAGAGCCAGACCAGCCAGCGTTATATTCTGGATTCAGGTAAAACGAGTCGGCTTGGGCGGGTGACGCCAGCACGGAAGCGCCAAAGACGGCAGAACTCACAATCAAGGCTTTGATCATTTTGGGAAGAGAAAACGTTTTTCCGTAGGTAGATTAACCGCCCAAGTCAATGGACGGTTTTGGATGTGATCTACAGGATTAATCTTCGTCAGATCCAGGAACCCATAGATGATGCTTCTTAAAAAGCCCCGTATATAGACCGCGCTGAGGATGATCAGCTTTGTCGCGGCCTTCGTGGAAATAAAGCATCTCAAGCCATTTTACTCGATTCCTCATAACAGGTAAATCTTCTGCGCCCGGTTTGCCGCAGATCATTGGGTCGGGTCTTTGCATCAGCTAGAAGCCATCAGGCCATGAGCACTAGCGAATGCTAATAGCGCCTCAACCTTTGCCTCAAGCGTTACGCAATACTGCAACAGCTCGGCATTCGTTGGAGCCGCAGCGTTTGCAATCGTGTTGGTATCGCTAGCGGTTGGCAATGATCCACTTGAAGCAGACGTGGTGATGTCTGCAACGTGCGTTGATTGCACAGCAGCCGTGGCACCAAAGAAACCAATAGTGGCTCCACTAACTT